CAAAACAAATTGTGATGTTAATATAAATAAATTGATTGAAGAGTTAAAAGGTATAATAAATGAGTAAGGTATTTCATAGAAAACAATTTAGTAATTATCTTGGTGAACAAAGAGCCATAGATGATATTATTGCTCAATTCATTCCTGATGGTGGAATTACACCAACACCTACTCCTGTACCTGTAACACCTACGCCTACCCCTTCAATTACCCCTACAAGGACTTTGACACCTACACCTACACCAAGTGTTACATCAACACTTACACCTACGCCTACAAAGACAGGAACACCAACGCCGACACCTACAAGGACACCTGCTCCTGCTTGTGATATTACTTATACAGAATTACCATCACCAACCCCAAGTCCTACTCCAACGGTTACACCAACAAATACAAGTAGTCCTACACCTACAATGACCCCAACTCCAAGTAGTAGTCCTTTACCACCATTTACGATTGGTAATAGATTAGCGTTAGACGCAGCATCTTATCCTGGTTCTGGTAATTGGAACGATATATCTGGTAATGGTAATGTTATTAGTTTATTAAATAGTCCAACATATTCATCATCAAATGGTGGATACTTCACATTTAACGGAATAAACCAATATGGAACAGCACCTAATAGTGCGTCTTTGAGTATTACAGGAACAAACTTTACTTGTGAATATTGGGTTAAAGCCAATACTATTGGTGATTATATTGTAGTTGCTAAAGCACCTTATACAGGTGGCCCAACTCATCAAAACGGAAACTATATGTTATGGTATAGTGATAATTATGAATTATTCTTTACAACTGCTAATGTTGGTGTGACGGATACGAACGCAAGAGTAGCAACATTTACTATGAATACAAATTGGCATCAAGTAGTATACCAATATAGCGCAGGAACTGGAACCTTCTATATGGACGGAGCCTTAATGACTACTATTGGAGCAAACGATGGATATAACTTATTCCCAACAACAAATCCATTACAAATCGGAAGACGAACAGATAATTTTGGTTATTTAGATGGTAATTTAAGTATTATCAACATAAGTGATTATGCATTAACACCAGCACAGATTACTCAAAACTGGAATTATTACAGAACAAGATACGGAATATAAGATATGGCAATACAGATACAATTACAATCTACGAACTATAACGGACAATTAGCCGATATTACCTACTATCCTTGTAGTGGGGGAACTATTAGTTTGGGTTATCAAACCATACCATTTACTTACACAAATGATAATTATGAAGGAACTTATGATTTGTTCTTTTCAGCGTTTAGTCAAACTTGTCAGTTAGTTATTACTTGTCCTACACCTACGCCAACAACCACTACAACCCCTACAACAACACCTACAAATACCCCAACGGTTACACCAACAAATACAAGTAGTCCTACACCTACACCGACTTTAACAACAACACCAACTAATACCCCAACCTTAACTCAAACACCAACACCAAGTCCTGGTCCTGCGTTTGACCCTGATGCTGCGGCTTATCTATCTGCTGTTGTTTCTGCGGGTGGAACTGTTACATCACCGATGTCTGCTGCGACAGATACAATGTTCTTGGCATTAAAATCAAATGGACTTTATAGTTTAATTGATTGTATGTATCCTGTTCTTGGTGGAACAGCAGGTTCTCATAAGTTTAATGCTATAAATCCTATTGATACAAATGGTGCTTATAGATTAACATTTACTGCTGGTTGGACGCATAACGCTTCGGGTATGACCACAGATGGTGTAGGAGGAACTTATGCCGATAGTTATTACAACGCACAATTAGTAGTTTCAGGTGCTGCTGACCAATCAATATCAATTTATACAACAAATCAAAGTTCTAAAGGCGTTCAAGATATAGGTTCAACTAATATCCCATTAGGAACTATTGAGGTTGGTATTTATACATCGTTTGGTGGTAATTTATTTATTCCAAATATTAAATCAGCGGCTTCAGGTTATTTAACTTATTCACAACCTACTCAACAGGGTATAGGATACTATGTCGCATCATCAACAGGAACAAATACTTTAGGAACTAAAGATGGGGCACTTGTAGTAAATGCTGCACAAATACCAGCATTTACAAATCTTACACATTATGTCGGTAATAGTAATGGAAACACTAACATTGGTAATCCATCAACTATAATATTTGCATCTTTTGGAAGACAATTAACATCAGCACAAATGACTACATTATCAAGTATTATAAACGCATTCCAAACCTCATTAGGTAGAAACACATATTAAGATGATAATATTAAACGAAGGTTATAACAATATGAACGCAACTTGTTCAAGGAATAAATCCTTGACTGGTTCTGTTTGCTATTTATTCAGTTGGAAACATAAATTGTCCCAAGAGGTTTGGAGATTTGTACCATATCAAATTCCATCATCAGTCAATTATGCACCAGGTTATGACTTGTTTTCTATTAACATTAACCCCAATAGTGCTGAAACAGGATTAACGGGAGCAACAACAACAGGACAAACAAATGTTCACTTAATAGAAGGTGAGTATTATGTTAAGGTATGGGAACAATCTACTGCTTTATCAGGAAATACAAATCCAAATCTTGCTTATGATGTTGTTTATGAAACCATAGGTAGAGTTAATTACTCTGCATCAACTGCTCCTATCACATATTCAGGAACAACAGATATTTATAAGATATACGAAGGATGATTAACATTGAAAAACTAAACTTTGGAACCAATACCATTACCTCATTTAGGGAGGTTATCAACAAAAATGAACCATTTGTAAGATTTGGTGTGGATAACTTATTTCCTGAAGAGTTGTATATGCTTCTTGATGCAAGTCCAATCCATAACTCAGCAATTAGAGCAAGGGTTGATAACTGTGTTGGTTCAGGTTATGTAAATGATTATAAAACCAATTCTAAACAATACCTTAATGATATATCAAAACAGATGTTCTTTGAGTTCATTGTTACAGGTAATCTGTTCTTGGAAGTTGTATGGAGAAAAGATAGAAGTGAAGGTTTGGCAGGTTTCTATGTAATTCCAACAAAGTACATGAGGGTTCACAAACCTGAAGAAATGGGAGCACCAGCAACCAAGTATCTTTATTGTCGTGATTGGGCAACCTATAGAAAGGGAACCCCGATTATTGAGTTCAGTGAATTTGACCCAATGAACTACACAGATAGACAAATTATTCATATCCGTAATTATGGACCTCAATCAGAATATTATGGTGTTCCATCTTATCTTGCCTGTATCAATGATATCAAGTTAAACCACGAAATAACGGTGTATAACCTTGCCAATATCATCAATGGATGTAGTATGGGTATGTGGGTACATTTCAATCAACCAGCCCCTGATTCTGAAAATGAACAGAATATGATTTTAAGAAAGATTGAAGATAGATACATGGGAGCAGACAATGCTAACAGGGTAATCATATCTTATGGTGAAGAAGGACAAAAACCTGATATTACCCAAATCCAAACAAATGTGGAAGATGGTTATTTTTCAAGTATATTTGAATTGGTTCAACACCAAATCTTATGTGGTAATGGTATTGTTGACCCAAGTATTATTGGATTACCAACAAGGACTGGATTCAGTTCATCAGCCGACCAATTGGAAACATCATTCAAATTGTTCTTATCAACCAATATTTATCCAACACAGAAATTCATGAACAGGGAATTGAAACCTGTTTTTGAGTTGATATATCCAGGTCAAGAAATTGACTTAACAATAATCCAAAACAATATCTTATAATATGTCATACAATGTTTTATTCATATCAGAACAAAAATTAAAAGATAACACGCCCATCACGGACAATTGTGATTCTTCAGAATTGAGATTCGCAATTCTTCAAAGTCAGGCAATTCAAATTCAAGAAACACTTGGAACGAATTTGTATGAATATCTTTTACAGATTGTTGATGATAATACAATCAACACTGATGGTGCCCTTTTTAGATATAAGGCTTTGATGGATAACTACATTCAACCAACTTTGATTGCTTGGAGTTACTACTTGGCTCTTGATAACTTTTGGGTTAAATTTATCAACATTGGTTTGGTTCAGAACAGAAGTGAACAAGGAAATCCTGTTGACTTAAAGACATTACAATATCTTAAATCAAACGCAAAGAACCAAGCGGAGTTCCAAGATAACTTGATGAGAAGACACTTGTTATTTAGAAGTGGTTATTACCCACAATATTTCAGTGGGAATTTGCAAGACGGACAATTGCCACCTGATACAGATTCAGCATTCAAGGCACCAATATCATTACCAGGAGCAGGTTTCTATTATGGTAGAGGTAATTGTTTGGTTGGTAATAATTTCAATGCACTTGGACCTTTATGTGCCAATAGTTCACTGCCATCTTGGTATGGTAGTGCAAACAACTCACCAGGAATGCCAAGAGGTTAATTAAAAACCCCCAACTAAAAGTCAGGGGAATTTAACATGGGAGTTTTATTTAGAGGAGTTCTTGAGTTGATTTAACGCAATCTCCGTCAATCTAATTTCTTGTTTGATGTGTGCAGGTGTCCCATAACCCGATGAGTTATAGGTTGCTTCCTTAACCCTTAATGAGTTAAGTTTTTGTGTGAAGTATTCAATTTTTGTATCCATAACACTTAATAAATATCATTATGATAATGAAACTTACTTATTATCTATGTGCTCTTGGATTGCATCCAATCTTTTACCAATCTCTGCGGTGTATCCATTTTCAACATAATCAACGATTACATTTGTAATACCCACCAATTCTTTTAGTGTTAAACACTTCTCACACGAGGTGCTCCACTCCAATACAAGTTTCAAACTTGATTGTGTTGCGATTTGTCTTTCTTTATTATTTGCCATTTTATCTATCTCCTAACATTTCTTCATAAGCCAATCTTTCCTGTTCTTGTTGTTCCATTTGTTGTTCTCTATACTCTTGGTATAGGTAATCTTCATCACCTTCATTGTGTGTAAAAAAGTGAGATAGGAATTCGTTTACTTCCATTTGTTCGTATAATCTTTTTGTCTGTCCCATTGTCTTACAAATATACTACTTATTTTCCGTATTATCAAATTCGTCAATAACTAATACCAACTTATCCATAATCTTTTTGTATCCAATCATTTCAGGATATTGGGCTGTGATGTCCATACATGCGTTGTAAAGGACTTTAACATCTTGTAGGTATAAAGTCATATCCACAAGTGTGTAATCTGTTTGGGGGTCAAGTTTTCTATATTCCATTTCTATATTTTTTTAAGAGCCAATAATCCAAAATTCACTTTTATCAAAAACCCAAGTAATGTCTTCAACCACATAGTCAGTATAATCATGTGAAGGACTTTCAACCTTTTTTCTACGCAATACCTGTTGAAGGTGTTGGGTTCTTTCTTCGTTGGTAGTAAATGTTTTCTTTGTCTTGAAAGAAAAATCTATCGGGTAGTCAATAAATATTGTTTTCATCTTATTTGTTTTTTCTTACATTACAAAATCATCATTGAGATTTTTTCCTTTTTTAAGTAGTTCAATAACCACTTCAAGTTTTTCAATATCATCCCAATAAGCACAACCCTGATGTTCCATGTTTCCAATAGTCATTTCAAGCCTTTCACGGATTGAGTAGTATTTCTTGGCGAAAATTCTGTTTGCTTGTTCTTGGGTGATTACCCCTTCATTTACCAGTTGTTCCATTGTGTTTTCCATCTTGTTTAGTTTTTATAGTTGTTTAGTGTCTTACAAAGTTATGCTATTTTTCTTATTCTACCAAATTTATTTTTCTATAAAAAAAGTTTTATCTTCATTTAATCTTTGGTAAAGTGTCTTGTATGCGTGTTCCCACTTACTTTCTTTACAAACATCCCAAGTCATATTTGCGTGTTCTACTAAATTAAACAAACTCTTAATGTAATAACCTTTTGTTTCCCATTTCAACAAAAATCTATAACAAGCAGATACAACATCTTTTGTTTGTTGTCTATTATGTTGATAAGGATATAGTTTCCATAAAATTTGGGTAATCTGATACTCTCTTTCTTTCTGTGTGTTTTCCATAGTGATACAAAGTTATGCTATTTTTCTTATTCTACAAAATTATTATAAATAAACTTCAACTAATTTTTCTACACTCATAGTTTTAATAATCACATCAAATAATTCATCTTGTGAAAAACCATCTTTAATCGCTTTGGCACTTTTAAGATACTTTGTAATGTCTTTGTTATTATCAATATCTTCAACACTCAATTTCATATCATAGAACATACGGGGTAGTGTAGATTCTTTATACATCTTTAAGATAAACGCAAGGTTAGTGTAACCAT